TTATTGTATCTCGATCAGCGGTGCAATTTGCTCTCCAATGTACTGCCCTATAAGCGTATAACCAGAAACGTTGGGGTGAATCTGATCCAACGTGAAAGACAGGGCCGCATATATCTCGCCGGGCTCACGAATTCCACTTTCCATAATGTCGACAAAAATATCAGCCGACCTGAAGTTGCTGTACTTCCGGTTCCAGTAGTCGAAGTACTCCGCGCTAAACGGATAGTTGCCAGAGCGCGTGTTAGGCACTACGCACCCCAGGTTGACAACCAAGGCGGCGGTGTTCTTAGCACGAGCTAAAGTCTGGCCGATGTTGTCGTTGCGCGTGCCGTAAGAAATATTGGCTCCGAAGTCGTTATGTGCCGACCCGTTGATGAACACTTTAGCCCCGTCAACTAGCGCCTCGTCAACGCGATTTACTATGTCCGTGGAAGTCTCGCTGCCCACGCCGTGGTTAGCCACAAAATTGTTGCGAAGCGTCGGGAAGCTGGATTTCAAGCTGGCTCTAAGGTGCGACTGCCACGAACTCTGGTAGTTGTCCACGCCTGCATAGAACGAAGGGTCGGGGTCGTAGCCATTATGACCCGCACAAACACTATCACCAATTGAAGTAAAGTTGGGGCGGCTTGCCTGCAGGTATTGGATGAAGGCCGTCCCGCTATAAGCGGTGCTGTCGGTTCTGACGGCCAGCTCGGTTATCGGGCTCTGGGTCGTTCCGTCATGAACTGCTGCCGAACCAAGCAAAACAAGATCGGCGCCGTTATCGTCGTAAACGCTGACATACGCCGAACCCGTCGAGGTGGCTTTGAACCAGTCGATTACGAACTTAAAATCGCCTGTGAAGTCTTGACCCGTAAGAAGCACGCTAGATGAAACAATGGTGCCCCCAACATCTCGGGTGATTATGGACAGGGTACCGGCCTCTCGGCTTTCTGTGTCGCCGTTGTAATTAAAAAACAGTATGGCGTTGCCGCCATCTTCGTAGTTCAGGCGAACCGACGTCCAGTTTGTCGTGACATCGGAGCGAACAGACCCGTAACAAACAAGCGTTTCGTTACCCACGGCACGAATGGGCAAGTAAACCGAAGAACCGGCGCCGGTTAGCTCCAGTTCGCCCGTGCCTAATGACAGGCTGCCCGTATCGCCACTGAACGGAGAGATCGAATCGCCGTTGCTGATCCCATAAGCGTTTTCGTCCAACTGAACACTGAAACCGCCTGAAGGACCAGACCCCGTCAAGGAAACCCAAGGCTGCCAAACGCCGGCGGAGTTTCGAGAGCGAACTGCTAGATCGCTAGATTCCAGCGCGAAATTGAGCTGAGAGGCGCCGCTGGTTTCTCGTTCAACATGGATGACAGTGCCGGGCTCGTAGTAAACATTTGTGGAACCTGCGGGAACTTTATAGAAACCTGTTTCATCCACATCATTAAAATCGGTACCGCTGTTGGGTTCGATCGCTAGACTGGCCTCATAGCCCCATTGCCGCACCCAAGCACCTGATTCGCCGTCCTCTCCGTCAGGAGCTTTGTATATCTCCGGCTCACTCACGACTTCAGCTGAAAGGTCCTGGGAATCAAATGCCCAAATAGCAGGCTCATTGCCCGCCTGGCTTACATGCCACCCGTCAACCGGTGAAGAAATCGCTGTCATTGCCGCGACACTATCAACAGCAATGACGCGACCAGAAAGAAGATCCGCCAACTGAAATGGGTCCTGTTTATCTAGCTCTCGACCTCCCGCCTCGATAGCATTAGCGATTTCTTCCTGGACCGCATTGAGCCACTCAGCTGAAACAACCGTTGCGCGAGCGCCTTCTGAAGGATCGCCCTCGGTGAACTTGTTGTCATTCGTAGCTCCTGGACCATCAATACGAAACATTTTTATTCCCCATAACTGAAGTTAACAACGGTATGCGCTGGCTTGAGTTGCTCTACTGGGCACTCCAACTGGTCTTCGCCCCAGCTGCGCACTGGTTCGCCGGCGGCGCTTTGGCCGGCGCTGAATTCGACTACGGCGGTTTCCGTCGCATTTACCATCCAGTGGTGAAGCCATTCATCGTTGGTCAGGCTATCGCCTGCAGCTGAGAATCCTGCCCTGAAGGGACGGTATTCGGTGATCGTTACCTGGTAGCCGAGGCTTTCGGCCAGCTCGATGAAATAGGCCGGGCTGGCCCCACCTACTCGGATGAGTTTGCCGTGGGCTGCCAGCCGTCGTTCCTGGATAGTTTCGGGCAAGGTGTCGCACGGGCCCGGCAGATCCAGGAGGCGCTCCCAGTCAGTGAGCAGTTCATTGGTGCTTTCTGGATTGCCTTCTTTGACCAGTTCGTGGAGACGACTGTCCAGGCGGGAATACTCTTCCGCCAGAGCCTGCAGCAACTGCTGCCAATTGCTATCCGATTGCTCCGGAAGGGCCTTGCCGGGCGGAGCCAGTGACGTCAGCTGATTGCGGTACTGGTCAGCACTTAGGCGGTCCATGTGAACACCCCTGGCGTCGCGATTTCATTGGTTTGGTGAGTGACATTAACCGCCGGGCTAACAAGAGTGTGTCGGCTCTCACCAGCAGCCACGTAGATGATCCCGTTCAGCTGACTGAGGTAGATGGTGGCGCCTGGTTCTGGATCACGGCGGAGGTAGTCCCGAACGGCCAGTTCGACCCGGTCACGGACGATCTGGGTATCCGGGACGATCGTTATTTCTAGGTCCAGCGGTACCGCTACCGGCGCGATCACATAAGGCACCGATGCCACCGGCCGCACTGATTCGATGTATGCCAGTACTGCGTCGACAACCTCAGTTGTCGGTGTACCATCGGCCGTGGCCTCATCGGTCATGATCCGGGTGGTGACGGATCCGTTCTCCAGTTCGTTGGGATAGACCCACGCCCGGGTAACGTCCGGGTGGCCCTCCAGTGCCCACTGGATGTAATCATCTTTGCTGCCGCCATGCGGCGGACGCTGTATGCGGGCCAGGAGTCGCTCACGCAGCCGCTCTTCCGTCTCCGGGTTGGTACCTCCGGTCAGGCCTTCAGCACCAACAGTAGCGGTACCTTCAACGCCTGAGGGGCTACTGACCAACTCCAGCTCGGTGCCGGCGTCCTGGTTGCCGTCTTCTCCAGTCTCTGCGGCCGTCACTGAAACCGTGGCGGTACCGCCGGCGATGGTTACCGCTTCATCGGTCAGGTACTCGGCGCCGCTCTTGGCCTGCAGGCGGGTGTCCTGGGGAATGACGACATCATCATTGCCTGCAAAGGTCACATCGCCAGTAGCCGCTGTTGGGTCGACTGCTGGCACGCGCCAGATACGTGCCCAGCGCTGCAGGTATTCGGACTCAGCGGTGTCTGGGAACAGCTGGGTGGCAAGGAAATCCAGGTAACCATAAAGCCCGTGGATGCCGCCGGCCTCGATGTCGGCCAACACGCCGAGCAGGGAGCGCCGGAGTTCCGGCTGAGCGCCAGGCAGACGTGCGCGGATATCGGCACGGATGCGCTCCTGGAGTTCACTCAGTGACGGACGTTCAAACGGCATTTAAAGGCTCTCCCAAAGGTTGTTAAAGCGCTCTTCAATGGCTTGGCCATTGGTGCGGATAATTCGGATCTTCAAACCCAGGCGATCGGTGGCCACCGTTTCTGCTCCCACCTCGATGCTGTTGGCGATTCCGTCTTCGCGGAGCCATTCCAGGGATTCGGCGGCGTAGGTTTCTGCCCGGCGCCGAACCTCGGCCAGGTTCTTCTCACGAGAGAGGAGCCACAGGCGGGATCCAAAGCGATCGCCACCGGCCCGGGCCAGCATGTCTGCCCACCAGCCGCGCCGATCATCACTGCCGTCTGGTAGGACATCGCCGGGATTCGCTCGCCGATCGGTGAGCAGGGACAGGACCACAGCAGTGCGTAGGCCGTCGTCTGCGACCAGGTCGCCATTGTTCAATTGGATGTCGATGCGGCCGTCAAAGCCTGGCTGAAGTGCGATATCGGTCATTGCGCCGGCCCCGTGGTTCCGCCTGAATCACCAGGGTGGGTGTGACCTTTCAGGGAAATGGTGTCTGCCGTGACATCGCCCCCCGTAACGCCGAGGTTGCCGGCAACCGAAGCGCCGGAACCGCCGCTGACTGCCATTCCGCCTTGTCCTACGATTGCCCCTTGCACAGTCAGTGCACCGGTGATGGTGACCTGTGGCGTGTCCAGGGTGACCGTCTGAGTCGCGGCCACCGTGGCGTTATCACACTGGCCAGTAATCTGCGGCGCAGTGGCCGCAATCTTGGTGGCGGCATCGACGTTGACGGATCCGCCGGCGGTCACGTTGGCGTTGTTGCCCACAACCACTTCCAGGTCCTGGCCGACGTTCACCTTCACGATGCGGCCGCGCTTCATGTGGATGTAATCCCCCTCGTCGGTGTAGAGGGCCACCTCGCCGTTCTGCAGGTTCTTCATCCGGTACCGGCGATCGTCCACCGCGATGGCCACCAGGTGGCCACGGGATCCGCCGACGGCCAGGGCGATCGCCTCGGCACCGTCCAGCGGCCGGCAGGTGAAACCGTATTGCTGGAACCGTTCCATTGCGGCTGCCTCACCGGCCAGCAGGTCCAGCTGCACCACCTGGAGCTTGCGGCCGTCGTCAGACAGCCGCACAACACCCCGGGAAACGATCAGGCGCAGGCGGCGCCAGACGGGAGCCAGCAGGCGGACGATGTCTCTCATCCCCATACAGATTCCTCCTCTTCCGGCTCCGGCTCTGCGGTCAGATCCCAGGCAGATGGCGGAACCACCTGGGCCTCGGCGCGCTCACCCTGGCCATCCAGCACAAGCTGAACGCCTTCAATGATCATGTCGTCCTGGATGCCCAGCCAACGGTCGCGCACGGACACCTCAAAGCCAGGCGTCCACAGACCGCTATCATGTCGCCAGCCGGCCACGGTGTAGGTCAGCCCACGGCCACGGCCGCGACGGCGGCGGGTTTCGGTTTCGGCTCGCTGCCGGCAGCCGGCCTTATCGACTGGCGTATCGGCAACGATCACCTGGGTGCGAAATCGGATAACGGGGTCGGTGGCCGTGCCTTCCGGGCTGGAGGCCTGTTCACCTGAAAGCAGGTCATCACCAGGTTGTTGGCCCTGGACGATGATCTCGGAGAAACGGTCACGAACCGAGAAGCGGCCGGAACCCTTGCGGATGTTCTCACCCAGGGCCAACGCTGTGTCGATGCGGCCACGGGGTGGCTTGGTAATCACCAGGCGGCCCTGGGGATCACACACAAAGATCACCGCCCGGTACCGGCCCATTTGTTCCAGGGCTTCGTAAAACGGCTGGCCAGCCTCAACGGCGGGTGCCTTTATGGGCGCACCGGTATCTGCCTCCACCACCACCTCAATACCGAACGGCTCGGCCAGCTCACGGGCAATGGCTTCCAGCTTGCGGGGTTTGCTCCAGGTCTTGCGCCGTGCGGAACAGTCCACCAGGTCGGCGGTCTTTGACCGGCCGCTGACCACCAGGCTGTGCTGATTGCCATCGTAGGCGGGAAGTACTTCATCGACGTAGCCGGTGATCACCAGATCGTCATCGATAAACACCTGGCATTCAGCGCCGCTGCGGACCGGTGCGGGCTCCGCGGATTCGCTCCACTTTTCAGTCAGGGAAAGCTCGAAACGGTCCGCCACCTGGTTGAGGCCACGGCGAATATTCACGGAGGTCCAGCCGCCGTGTCGATTACCGTCAATGAGAAGTTCAACCAGTGAAGACATAAGGCCCGCTTGCATATGACCCCCGGCGCGGGCTGGTCGCCGGGGGCCTTCAAAAAACTCTGGTAATCAGCCCGTAGAGTAGGTTTAATGGTGGCCTGATCACGCAGTAGCCTTGGGCCTGAAGCCCTTCAGCCTTGTTTCCTTACTCCCCCAGTACTTCCAACGCCTCACCCGCCGGTACCCGGCCCGGGTGTGCTACCCGATTGCGGCTGATAATTGCATCGGCCCGGCTTGCGTCCCCGTAGAGTTTCTGTGCCACCACCAGGGCTGGCAGGGGCTGCTGCAGGGTCACCGATCGCAGGCGGGGAAGCTGGGCCCCGCGCTGCTCCAGATCCCGGACAACCGCCGCACGCACGGCCGTTAGGCTTGCATAGACGTCATTGGCAGGGATGTTGTCCGAGGTCAGCTGCAGCTCGATGCCGGCCGTGATGGTGTCCCTGGCGGCAATGGCATCATCCGCTGCCAGCCAGTCCGTGGCGGCTGCCACTTGAGCAGACTGTAGAACGGCCGCACGGCGCACCAGGTTGTTGCCGGCACGGATGGCCGCCATCTGCAGCTGACGCGGTACCGGATCCAGTGGGGACGTCACGGGCGGTTCGTCGCCGGCACTGAACAGGTCATCGTAAACACCCAGGGCGCGGCCCGGCTCGTTCACCAGGTCACGAACCGTGGCAATGCTTTCCAGAATCTGGGCGCCCAGCTCGGCCGGGCTGCGGATCAGTTCCGATATCGGGCGGGTGACATCGCCCACGGTGCTTTCGATGCCACGCAGGGCGTTCTGAAGGCCGGTCTCGATGGCAGCCACCCGATCGGTGGCCAGCTCCAGCACGTTGAAGTTTTCCTCGAAGTCATCCAGGGCAGCCTGTTCAGCCTCGGCAACGGTACGTTGCACCTGGCGTTGAGTATCCTGGGTGACACGAGGCAGACGCGGCTCGTCATCAGCACGAACGACAGTGAACGATACACGGGCGATACCGCCTTCGCGGGTGCTCTCGCGGATCCGCATTCCACCAACCAGGACCACCTGGTGTGTGCCGTAGTACGGATGCACCAGCTCACCTGCACCTGGTGTTTCGGCTGCGTCGACAAGGCGTTGCCGGGACAGATCGTAATCCGGGCCGATCAGAAACCCTTCAATCTGCCATTCGCGTTTGTTGCGGCCGAGATCTTCCGCGTAGGGCTGGTCCCGCAGTGGATACTCGTGGACCTCAACACGCCTGCCCGGTACCTGGCTTGTGCGTTCCAGGTAAATCTCTATGCCGCGAAAGGTGGCGACGGCTTCGCCGATACGATCAGACCAAGGCATGGGAATCTCTTTGCTTATGTTGTGCGGTGGACATCAAGGCATCACGTAGGACATGCCGAGGTCGACATCCATGTCAGGACCGTTGTCACCCCGCGCGGGCGTGACAGAAGTAACTCGGCCTTCCTGGTTAACCTCTATTTTCAGGGTGCCGGCATCCCGTCTGTCGTTGTATTCGACAGCCCTCTGAGCCTCATCATTACCGAAGAATGCAAGCGTCCTGGCGACTGCCTCACCAATCGAATCGCCAATCTTCCTTCCAGTTTCCGTGCCGTCGATCAGCGTCTTGTTGATCAAAGTTCCCACGCCGTAGCCAGCGGCTCCTGCAGCACCAACCGCCAGGCCGGCAGTACCGATCGCGCCCGCGCCAAGCGCACCTATAGAACCAACAGGGGCACGGCCCAGGTTCCGCATGGGGTTGAAGATCCGCCGAGAGCGAGCAGCTGCGCCGCCACCGCGTGGGCCACGCCTGCCACTTCCAGACGGGCCGCCCATGCCTGGGTTATTAACAACGTAAACAGGAATCGGGGAGACGCCAGAAACGGCGCCTCCGAGTGCTCCGCCAACACCTCCACGGCCACGTCCTAGCACCTTCCTACCGGCACTCAAATAGTCGGAGCCAAGCTTTCCGAGGAACCGCCCACCGATTGCAACACCAAGGCCTCCAAGCGCGATGCCGCCAATCTTGAGCCAACGGTCCACCGTTTCCTGGTCCAGGCTATTAAGTGCGTCTGCCGCCGACTGCACAGCGCCAGTCATGTTGTCGTCTGCAAAATTGGTCCAGGCCGAGGTGAGGTTTCTCATAGCGCCGGCCATGGTGTCTGCAGCCCTGGCTGAATCATTCATGGTGGTGGCGCCATCACCCTGAACTTCCATAAATTTCGCCAGGCTGCTCACAGAGCCTGTGCGCTGGAATTCCCCGGCAGCGGCGTTAAATGCCCGCATCGCTTCAGCATCGAACACTGAAGAAAGCCGAGTGGTTCGACCGTCCACCGCCTGGATAATTTCCACCATCAGTTCGTTGATGGGTCGTAACACCTGGCGGCCTTTCTCCAGTTCCTTCGGGTCGAATATCTGGATGCCACCTTTCTGAAGCGCCTTGACCTTGTCAGCGTTCTGAAGTGTCCGGAGCAACGCCTCAAACGCCGTAGCAGCCATTTCAGATGAGCCGGTACCCATGCGGATAACCTGCAGGGCCGCGCCCATTTCCCTGATCGCGCCGGCACCTTCTCGGCCCATGGCGGTGTAGGCTGTGACCACCCGGGGGCCGAGAGATGCAAGGTTCTGCAGGGTGAAAGCACCTTGCTTACCTTGCTGGTTGAGCGTGTCCAGCACGCGGAGGATCTCGCCCGAATCCCTGATATCCATCTTCTGGAATTCGGCCATGATTTCGCCGATGTTCTGGCCGGCCGCGCCAGTGGCCGAGATGGCCAGGCCGATGTTGCGGATGTTCTCCTGAGCGAATTCCAGGTCACCGGTTTTTTCAACGATGGATTCGATGGCGCTGGTGATCTGGGAAGGATCAACGCGTATATCCGGGGCCCGGGCCGTCTCGAAAATCTTGCGGCGCAGGCCTTCCATTTCCTCTTCAGACTTTTGGGCCTGGATGCCCAGCCGAGTGAAGCGCTCTTCCATGCGGCTGAGCGAACGCAGCGTGCCGATGCCAGCAGCACCGGTTATCAGGGCGGTATAGCGGTTACCCATGGCATCCAAGCCGCGCCCGACCATCTGGGCGGACCTGCGCACTCGGCCCAAGTGACGCTCACTGGTGCGGCTGAACGACCCCACGGCCCTGCCGTAGCGTTCGGCCCGTTGTTCAAAATTGCCGGTTAGGTTGAGGGCGACACTGGCCTTCATTTCACTCATGGGATTCGCTCGCGATGTTGAGGGTGGTAATCAGGCGGCGAAGGGGCAGGCGGTCAATGTCGTGCGGGGCCCAGCCAACGGCCCGGGCGACCCGCACAGTTACGCGTTCAAGATTCGGCCTGGCCCTTATCAGTTCGCCCCCGCTGCGCCACCTCGCGGGACGCGATGGAGGTGATGACCGCCTGTTCCAGTTTGCTGCACTCTTCGTGCAACAGCTCCAGGTCCACCGGGTGCAGCTTGCGCATCTCGCCCAGCGAAAGCGGGCCTTCCACATCCCCGATTTTGGCGATCTGCCGACGCAGCGTGTGAATGCCCACGGCGCTGGGGCTGGCCACCAGCTGAGGACCTTCCTCGGTGGCCACCACGCGCTCCGAATCTGCCTGAGCGTCGAAGATATCCCCGGCGGTCAGCTCTCGGATGGTGGCGGTTTTAAAGGTCTTCTCGCCAACCACCAGGCCCATCTCCAGTTCCACGGTTACTTCAGCCATTACACACGCTCCAGTGCCAGGCCGGACATCTCAAGCTGCACCGATCCGTTACCAACGTCCAATGGGGTTGGCGAGGTGGTGAATGCACCACGCAACATCCATGTCTGACCGGTGTCGGTCTCCAGGAGGATGGTTGCTTCGGTCAGGCTTGACAGACGCACGATGTCGGTGTCTGCCGTGTGGTGCACCACCACGCTCAGGGTGGGCGCGACCGGGTTCTCGGTATAGCCCACCGGTTTGCGGCCGTTCATCTTGGCTTCACGCTCGAACCCGCCCGGGTTGAGGGTGCCCTTGCCGTCGGTCAGCAGCTCTTCACCACCTTCCCGGATATTAACGTTGCCGGTGATCTTCATAACGGGTTTACTCCTGTCTCAAACCGGTTTTATGGAGCCCTTAAAGGCTCACTTCCGGAACTGTGTCTGCATGGCGTGGATGCGGTACTGGCCAACCAGCTTGGGTGAATCGATGACGTTCAACCGGCCTGGGTTCTCCGTGTCGATCGCAGCATCCAGAGATTCGGCATAGCCTTCGTAATCCTGTGCCCAACCACGGCTGAGGAAATCCCGGTACAGGCTCAGCAGCTCCGCCTTGGCCACGTTGGGCGTGACGATCGGTTGGCCCGCACCAAAGTTACCGGCATCCGCGTCTTCTGCCAGCTTGTGCCGTGGGAAGCGCTGCAGGATGCGGGCGCGCTGGTCGTATCGGATCCGCTCCAGGGTTTCGGCCACGTTGATGTCCAGGTAAGAGTCGCTCGGCACGCCGCTGTCGGTTTCCTGGAAGGTGGTCACCTGGCGCTCGATGCTCACGGTACCGTCATTGGCCACCTTGAAGGTAGCGATGCCGTCGTACAGCAGCAAGTTGCGCTCGGTGTCGGTGAAGCGATCGGCTTCCTTCGGGCCCAGGATCAGCGGCAATTGAAGTGTCTGCAGCGGCCGGGCGGGATCCGTGGCCAACGCCTGGCCGGCAACGGCCGCGTTCACCGCGCACCACAACCAGGTGGGACTGACTGCTTTGCCGGTTCCCATCACGGTGAGGTGCGGGCTGTTGTGGTTGCCACCGAAGGTGCCAGTCTCGCCGTGGGTACCACGGAAAGCGGCGAAAGCGCGGCCGCCGATCTGGCGCATGGGGCCGAAGCGATCATCCAGTTCATCCTTGAGCGCTGTCAGGTTCGCCGTGTCCGTGTAGGGGCAGGCAATCCAGTTGTACTGCTCGGGGCCCAGGGCTGCGATGGCGTCGACCAGGTCCGGGTTGCTCGCGCCACCGGTCATTTCTGTGATGGTGGGCGTGACACCGGCAATGCGGTCCTCGCCCAGGGCGGCAAAGCGGATATCGATATCGTCACCCGTTTCACCGGCCCAGCGACATTCCAGGTCCACTTCGGAGGCCACCGTGGCGTTGACGGTGGCGGTTACTGGCAAACGGCTGTCGGCGTTGATGGCATCGACCAGGGCCTGGGCGATGCCATCGCCATCGTCACCCACGGCCACGCCGATACGAACGCGATACCCAGCAAGGTAAAGAACCATCGCGCCAGCGGCGCTTGCACTACCTGCCAGGGCAATCTTGCCGGTTGACTTTACACCGCCGGAGCCTTCCTCCACATCGTCCAGCGGCAGTGCCCAGGTTTCCAGGTACGGCTGAGCGTTGAGGGAATGGCGCAGCATTTCGGCCAACATGGAGCCACGGCCGTAATAGCGCTCGGCCTGTTCGGCGTTGGTAACACGCTCCAGTTCCAGGGCTTCGCGCTCTCCCGAGTCCAGGCGCTGGCCAATCACCAGGAGGCGGCCCTGAAAGGCCGAGTTGCCAGCCAGGCGGTCATCGAATTCGATGTACACACCAGGCACCCGCAAGGCAGCGGGGATTTGGTTGAAGATACCGGCACTGATGGACATACCTTATGCCTCCTTTGTGTCAGTGGATTTGGCTTTCGCCTTCGGCTTGCGCGGCGGCTGGGCCGCAACCACGTCCTGGTCCCTCAGGCGGCGGCGCCAGAATGAATTCAACGTCACCTGGCCACCGTCCGCTGGCAGCGGCTTGCCGTTCTCCTGGCGGATGCGCAGGCCTTCACGGGGTTTCACGTAGATGGTTTCTTTTTTCAAAGCGCTCAAAGTCATTACTCCTGGGGCAGTTCAACCCGGTCTTCGGCGACCGGGCCGTCACCCACTTCATGGGTGGCGGTGTAAAAGGTGAAGTCCGCCAGTTCGGCGATGTCGGCGGTGCGCAGGCTGATGCCTTGCTGCCAGCTCACGGCCCACAAGGCGATGCCGTGGCGGTCGAGCTGGCCGCTGTACAGGTTCTCGGCGGCCACGCGGGTAGGGTTCTGTGTGTTGTCGAGATTCCAGGTGTTCTTCCGTACCAGGCGTAACAGCGCCTCGGAGAAGTCCAGGGCAGCCACATCCCGGGTAGCCTGGGGCGTGTCCCGCGTAACCAGGTAAGCTACCCAGCGCACCTCTGCAATGTTGGTGGGGCCATCTGCGATGGCCGGTACCGAGACGGCCGCAACCAACACGGCCGGGGCCTGCTTGCTCCAGCGAGTCAGTTCTTTAAGGTCAAAGCGGCCGCCGTGAGCCTCGACGGTGTAAAGATCCGGCAGTGCGGTCTTGATGGCGTTAACGATCGCGTCCCGCGTCAGCTTTATGTCGCCGCTCATGCTGCCTCCAGGTGTTTGTCCAGCCAGCGATCGGCTACCGCTTCAATCTCGTCAAGGTTGTCCGGAGAGAAGCCGAGGGACTGCCTGGCGGGAATGGCGGCTGGCCCGGGGGCCATGTCTGGCGTGCCGCCAAAGTTGTGGATGGCGAAATACACCAGGTTGGAACCGATCAGGGCTTCGTCGCCCTCAATCTCGCTGGTTACGCTGTCGATCAGGTCGCCTTCACCTTCCAGTAAAGAATGACCACCGTGGCGGGTGGCGGCATAGTCCGCGCTCCAGGCCTGCCAGGGTTCGCCGTCCGGCGATTCCTTGTCTTCGCTGATCCGCCGGCGCGTCTGGCTTTCTGCCACACCTGCCAGCTGCTCCAGCAGTTCCTTCCGGTTAACGTCGCCCAGCCGGTTAATGCGTTCTTGCAGCCGGGCAACGCTGGCCAGGCTGAACTGAAGGCTGATGCTCATGTCAGCCTCCTGTCACGGCCCCAGCGCCGGGTGCGTGAGGTGATCTGTGGCTTGATGCTCACCGGGCTCTGCTCCTGGATGCCCAGGCTGACTTCGCCCTTGGCGATCCGGCGCAGCAAGGAAATGGCATTGTCGTAGCGTCCGCGCCGGTGTTCGGTGGCGGTGTCCGCCTCCGGTGACAGCACGTGAAAGGCGATGTCTACAGCCAGCTTGGTGAGGATGCGCGGCACCTTGGGCAGCGGCAGCTTGTACTGCTGGCCCACGTAGGTGTCGATCTCGGCGTCTGCATCCAGCAGGGCCTTGTCGACAACGTCCGTATCCATCTGGCCGTCCCGGTCCCGATCGGACGCCACGAGAACGGCGTCGTTACCGAAGCGGTCGATCAGATCCTGGAGCGTGGCGTAGACAGCCATATCAGTCTTCCTGGCCTACCGGGCGAACGGCCAGGCGCGGCTCTTCCATGATGGCCTTGAGCTGCTCTTCGGTCAGCTTGCGAACATCGAGGACCTGCTCCCGTGGGCTAAACTCGAAGCCGGCACGGCGGAACCGGGGCGTCATCGCCTTCACCGCGATGCGCTTGACCTCTTCTGCCTCGCTCGGTGTTTGCGTCTCCGGGCTTGCCTGGTTCTCCGGTTGCGCTTGCGGATGCTGGGTGTTGTCATTGTCGCCCCCGTTATCCGCCGGCGTGGCCTGCTCACTGCCTGCTGTGTCCTTGACCTCGGTGTTTTCCTTCACCTCGGTGCTGTCCTTAACGGCGGCGCCGTCCTTCACCTGGTTGGTGTCCTGAGCCGCGTCTGCAGCCTGGGTCTGTGTGTTGTCCTTCCCGGGCGCCGTACCCTCGGCAGCCTTGGTGGCTGTCTTGGTGGACTCGGTGGTCTTCGTTGTGCTGGTTTTTTTGGCAGCCATAACGGTGCCCTCCCAATGCTTGTTCGGTTTTAAAAATGGCCAGGCACAGGCCCGGCCATTTTCAGGTCACGTTAAGCCCAGGCCTTAGCCCGCGCCGGTGGAGCCGTACACCATTTGCCAGAAGCTGAAGCCAGCCGCGCCGCGCGCTTCGGCGCCATAGCGGAACTTCTTCTGCATGAAGACGCTTTCGCTTTCCATGTTGGTCTGGGAAACGAACACAGGCTTCTTGCGTTCCTGGAAGATGTAGGGCTTGACTGGCTTAGTGGTATCCATCAGGAACCAGGCCGTGTCGGAGGTCAGGCGAGACGACACCACCACTTCCGCCGCGTTGCGGTAAGGGTTCGGCTTGCCGTCCTCCAGGCGCTCCACGCTCATCAAAGCGTTGGCCGTATCTTCGAGAGCCGGCGGCACCAGCAGGATGTTAGGTTTGATGTTGAGCGGGCGCTCTTCGTCATCCTTCATCTTGCGCAGGGCGGTACGGGCCGCACCGAAACTTGCTTGAGCCGCAGCCAGAGTGGCGAAGCTCAGTGCCGCCGTTCCTTTGTTGGACACGCTGACGGTAGTGCCGTCTTTCTTCTTCACCGGATGATCGGTGTCAACGAATGGCTGGCCGTCGTAACCCAGCTCAACAAAGCTCAGGTTCACCACCTCGTACACCAGTTCATCTGGCAAGTGGGCGGCACTGTAGCCGGCCATTTCGGCTTCCGGCCCATAGATGCCCAGGGTGTCGTCCTCGATGTCGTTGCGGTCCACCTCGATGGTGGCCTCAAAGTCATCGTTGATGATGGTGTAGCCCTGGCCTTTGAGCTGTTTAACCACCTTCTCACCCGCCCACTTGCGCATGGCCGGGAACCGCTCCATCCACTTGTAGCGGTTTTCGGAGGAGGTCGAGGTCACCAGCATGGCGATCTTGTTCCACTCCGGCTCGGCGGCCTGGAGGGCGCGGTTGTACGTGGTCTTCAGGTTGAAGAACACGCCATCGAGTGCACTTTTATTAACAATCACTGATGCTCTCCTTACTCGACCCAGACGCCAGCAGACTCGACAGCCAGAACGGTACCGGACTCTGAGCGAGTGCCAGTGCCATCCGTGCCGGCGACGGTCTCGTCGTCCAGGATGTAACAGGGTTGACCGACCAGGCTCTGGTCGACGGGATCGGCGTCATCGTTCTTGAACAGGAACGCCTTATTGCGGCGGACCAGACACGTCTCGTCGCCATCGGCACCATCGCTATTGTCGACATGGGCATCCGCCCGGCCGATGTAGGTCAGGGTTGTGGCTTCAGAGCCCGGCACCAGATAGCCGGTGGCGTTCACGGCCACCTGGGCCCCCAGGAAGATTTCCACCCCGGCCGCGACCGCGTACGGCATTACCTCACCGTCGCGAACCGGGGTCATACGATCTTGAGTAAGCGCCATTAGTTCACCTCTCCGTATTTCTTGAGGTCCTCTTCAGAGTTGCCCATCATGCCGGCAATCTTGAGGGTCTCTGCGTTGAGCGCCTTGTCAGCGCCAGGCACCTTGCGGTCACCCAGGCCGGAGTCGCCGGTAATGGCCGGGGAGCTTTCAACAAATGTCTTGAAACGCTCCAGGCCACCTTCGCTGCGGCACTGTGCCTTGTGGTAGTCCACGGTGGCCGGTGCGATCTTGCCGTCTTCCAGGGCCTGGTTGATGGCTGTCTCGATCGCCTCGTCCTCGCGCTCCTTCTTCAGGGTGTTCAGCGTTTGCTCCGCATTGGCAGCGCGCTGCTGGGCCTGGTCGAAGTCGGCACGAGGCACGTACTTGTCGAGACTCGGGTTGGCCTCCCGATTTTTCGCGGTGTCCAGGTCGGCCTGGATTTGATTGAGGGCGGCAATAGCCTGCGCCTCAGTCGCATCCTCTGGCAGACCCAGCTTTTTAAGCAGATCTTTCCACACGGGGAATTCCTCCTGGTGGGTTTGCTGGTTCAGAGCGGTTAGCTCCAGGTTGGGTTGATTGGTCAGGCCCGCGCTGGTCAGCCGAACGATCTGGTTTTCATCGCGGGTAAACAGAAAGACTGGGGATAGGTAGCGGTATTCCTTGCGCTGCAGCTGGGCGGTGGCCTTCTCGGTCCATTCCACGCGGCCCCAAACGGCACCGTCACGTACTGCCAATTCCTTGACCCAGCCGGCAGCCGGGGCGTCCTGGCCATTCGGGGCGCGGTGCTCTGTCGCGTGCTCCCAGTCGATGACCAGGTCCATGTTGCGGCTATCAAACTCGCTTACGAGGGCCTGGGGGTTTCTGTTGCGCCAGGCGCGGCCGTCACGGCCCATCACCACTTCACCGGCGGGCAACAGCTCTACCCACTCCGGGACTTCGCCGGCCGGCAGCTCAACGTTCAGCGCCAGGCGTTGGCCCGGTGTCGGTTCGGTGTTCAGGGCCTTGGCAAGGCCGGAGCGGAGTGCGTTTGTTTTTTCCATGCCGCCAGACTAGCGACAGCCCATGGCGGATACGGGCCTGAAGGGCTTCAGGGGGATAATCAATCAGGAGGGGGAGCGAAAACGGAACCAGGGCGGTACCGGTGGAAACAGGTTATCGGACTCGGCCACTGGTTGGCAATCGCCACAACCGCATTTAACGCCCATTTAAAAACGACGAACGGGGTTTGACCCCGGCCATGGTAGCTCTATGCCAGTTAGCGGCCTTCTGGCGCTTCTGAGGGCGTTCTACGGCGTGAACAAAAGTTGACCAGATCAGGGCTGTTCCGAGGCTCGAATCACCTGGCCACGGCTGCGGGCCTGTTCCAGGTCTTCATCGGTGGCCCCACGGTAGTCGGTGAGGTATAGGCGCTGGCTGTCACCGCTGCGCCGGACTGTTGCCAGCCACCAAGGATTACCGGTGTCGCCCTCACGGCTTCGGAACACCGACAGGCGTTCATTGTCCTGGGCGATCAGTATACCCCGGTTGATCACGTCCGGCAGCTGCCGGTAATCCTCAACGGCCAGGCTGTCCGGATCTGGCAGGCGACCAGGTGCCAGGCGTACCACTTGCGTGTCCGCACCCAGGGCTGTCTGCGCCCGGCGCTCGATGACGCCGGCGGGTAGCTCGCCGTCCGGGCGGCGCACCCAGTCGGTGAGTATGGGGCTGTCCATCACGTCTCTTGTGGTCGCCTGGGCCAGGCGTTGGTCTGCTGTATCCAGCTTGCCAGTCATGCGGTCCCGGAGTACACGCACGCGATCCTGCCCCGGGTTGGTGGCCCAGGCCGGATGTAGGCCCTGGTCCACCTGGATGATCTCCCCGGTGCGCTGATTGGTGAAGCTGACCGTGCGGGTGGGCGGTGGCTCACGGCGCACTGGCATGGTTCGGCGTTGGCGCCGGCCGGTGGGCAGGCCGGTTTCCGGGTCTGTCTCCAGCTCCGCCTGTGGGTCCTGGATGCCTTCGCGTTCCATGCGTTCTGCTTCAACCTCAGACACCTGGCGTACCCGGCACTTGCAGCCGTAGCCATTGGGCGTCATGTGGTCGCGCCACCAGGGGTGGTCCACCGGCAACAGAGTACCCGCCCAGGACACGTGCTCTTCCCGGTGGTTCTCGCTGGGGCCCAGCTCATAGAGCAGGAAGGGCTGGGTTTCCTTGGTGCGCTGGATGCGCTGCCACTGGCCGGCCGATCGGGCGCTGCGCAGGTTGGATTGGTAGATGGTTTTCAGCCGGCGGGGTGAGCCCAGCTGCACGCGGCGGCGCTCGCCGGTGCTCGGGTCGATCTCATCCTTGATGCCCCACCAGCCTTTCTCCTGGAGCTTGGGCTTCAGTTCCCGGGAGAAATCCCGGAACGTCTTACCCTCGGCCAGCGCTTCGTCCAGACCGGCGCGGACATCGTCCAGGATGTCCATCTTCATGGCCTTGGCTACGGTGAACGAATGGGCGTGTTCCTGGCCCCACACATCCTGGAAGTCAAAACCAACGCGCAGATCCTTGTCGCGGAAATACGCCAGGGCGTCACGCGGTACCGGGCCGGTCTTAAAGTTGGCCATCAGTCATCCCTCGCATCGCCCAGGCCCCGGGCCTTGAAGGTGCTGGAGGCCAGACGGCGGACCAATTCGGTCTCGTCCATCTCGTCGAGTACTTCACCCAGGCGTGCCAGGAAGTCTTCCTCGTTTCCGCCTTCCTCGGTCACGCGCTGCGCCAGGCGTTCGATCGGGTCGATCAGCGGTGCGAGCTGCACTTCCCAGTCATCCTCCGCCTCGGCGATTGCATCAAAGTCCGGCTCGCTTTCGTTGACCACGGATTCGCGGTTTTGAGCGGTCTTTAAAGACTGGTTACTGGCAGATTGAACGGTACTTAACACCTGCTGTTCGGGCATCAGGATGTCGGCATCCTTTGCGGGATCCGGCAGACCCAGTTTGTCGGAGATCACCGAGCTTTCCACTTTCAGGCCGAGCGGTACCAGATCTTTCAATGCTGCAACGAGCTGCTTGAGATCTTCCGGCTCCGGCACATGGATACGCACGTTGGGGTACCGGCGCTGCACGCCGTAGTTCAGGTCGATAAACGGCTTGACCAGGTCGCGGTTAAGGCTCACGCCCAGGTGGCGTGCATCGGCCCGTTGGATGTCTTCCCGCACGTCGTTGTGCACGGTGGCCTGTGCCTGGCTGGAGCCGTCGTCTGTGGTCATGGTCTGGCCCAGCACGGCCTTGCTGGTCTGTTTGTCGATCCACTCGGCCAGGCCTTTAAACAGGTCGGCGCCGCCCTGGGTGTTGGCGATTTCCTGGAATTCGATCTTCATGCCTTCCGGCAGGATGGCGGCAGCGTCTGAGCCCAGGTTGGCCACGGCCGCCCTGAGGATGTCCACTTCCTCCGTCTTGGCGCTGTCATTGTAGCGACCCAGGCGCAACGGCATACCGAACACCTCGGCAAACGCCAGCCAATCTGTAAGCGTGTAACTCTTCGCCATGTAAGACACTGCCACCAAACGGGCCAGACCACCGCGCAGCGGTATGCCAGCTTTGAGGCGGGGCTTGTGGACGATGAACTTGTACGGTGTTAGGGGGATGCCCTGGGCGACGTTGTCCGGATCGATCAACCGCAGCTCTCGGCCAGTGGCCTGGTCAAACCGGAAGAATCGCGGATCACGCCAGACGTATTCCCGGGGCCACCATTGGCCACCCCGGGTATTCCACATGATCTCGGAAACGGAATAGCCTTTGCCCAGGGCGTCCAGCAGGTCTTCAATGAGATCGCCAAATACAGCGTCCCTTACCAGGTCCCGCACCGCATCCGCCAGGCGTACATCCGCCGGATCGTCTGAGGCGGATTCCACCACCACGTCCAGCCCGCTGACGGCCCGCTTACGGGTACCCAGCACGGACGCGTAGTGCGGTTCGCGCTCTTCCATTTCCTCGGCCAGGGTGAGGTAGTCGTGGCCATCGTTGTTCTCGGCCGCCCGTAGGATCATGCCCAGCCGGTCTGGTGTCAGGTGGCTGGCAATGCCGTTGTGCCACACCTGGCGCACACCGGTGAGCGAGGGCGCGGCCAGCTCTTTCTTCAGTTCAGCCTTCCGGATCGGACGGCCGCGTGCGTCCACAATGGTTGATTCGGCCATTACAGCAGTCCTCCTCGGTTACGGAATCCGGCGGTGGCACGCACCGGCCGGTGGTGTTTGTGGTCGGGGCCGGAGCGGATGGCTTCGTAGCCATATTCCAGGGCCGCCTGCTGGAAGCTGGCGTAGTACGCCATGGCCAGTGCTATCGCCGAGTCACCATGGCGTTTCTTGTCATCGCCAGTCTTGGCGTCCGGCAGCTTGGGGATACCCCGGATAACCTGCAGCGCTCGCAAGTCGTCGAGCACATCGCTGTCGCGGGGGATCTCAATGCCGTCATCCTCGAACGCGGCCTTGAACTTGGGCATGGTTTCCAGGTACCAGGACTGGGAGAGCATGACAGCCTCGACACGTTCGGAGCCGTATTCGTACTGGGCCTGTTCTGCCAGATACTGACCATTGCCTCGGGCGTCCAGCGCGCCGTACTGAAGTTTTGGCAGACGGTCGACGATGTAGAACAGCACCTGTTCCTGCTGCTTGAACGGCACATTGCGCAGCTCCACCAGGAACGGAACCCGGCGCTTCAGCTGCTGGGTGATTTCCATCGGAGCGATGCTGGTCAAATCGCCGCTGCGGCCGAAGTCCTCGCCGAAGCAGTGGCGGTTGTTCGGGTCCAGCTCCGTCAATAACGGCAGCAGCTCGGTCTCGCACCAGTCGTGCACTTCGGCTTTGCGCAGGTGTTCCGGCCAGGCGTTGAACTCCTTCGTGCCTTCGTACCGCACCACCGGCGCTTCAACCATGCGGGCTTCGATGAGGCCCCGGGAGATGTAAGCACCGCCGCCGGATTTCGGCACACAGTAGTATTCCTCCATGGCGTCCTCGCGAGTGGCGGTGTCCTTCAGCAGGTTCTCTTTCCACTGCTTCTCGGCGGCCGCGCTCCATTGCTTGCCGCGCACCTGGCAGATGCGTTTATACAGCCCCTGGTCACAGGCGTCGTCCAGGGTGAGCCGGTGCACGCTGTAGCGTTTCTTGCCGGCCCGGCTGTCCTGGATCAATTCGTTAAAGAGGTTTTCCACCCCGTTGTGGGTGCTGATCAGGCGCACCTTGGCGCCCCACATGGTCAGCGCCAGAGCGGCCTTGAGCACTTCGGCCAGCTCCGCATGGAAAGCGGCCTCGTCGAT